TGTGAGTTATGTGATTTTGAAGCTAATGCAGGACTGTTAGCTAGACACATTAAGTCAAAGCATTAGTCTTTATTTCTATATTTTAACATATACAGGATGAAGAAACAATAGTGTATTGCCTTAATTACATCGTTAATTTCATCCTGTTCATTTCCTTTCTTACCTAGACTCCACAAATAATTCATGGCGGTGTTGCGAAACGTAGGCGTGGCGTCACCCATCGCGATCCAGGCGTCAAGACACTGGATATCCTGTTGGTCTGACTTGTAGTGCTGCCCGTAGGTCTTGTCGATGTAGGACTTTAGGTCCGCGAGGATCTTGTCCTCTGAGTACTTATATTCAATCTTAGACATTATATATCCTCGGCTTATTTATGGGCGAATTCCATAATAGTGCTTCTCTCGTAGTCGAGAATTTCATAGGTCTGCTTGTGGTTAGACTGCTTGAGAAGATGCGCCTCGACGGTGTCCAGCTTTCCGGCCAGGGCCAGCTTGATCTCTGCGGCCATGTCTGTCGCGGTACCAACCGGCACGTTCTGGCAGATATGGTTTAGATTCTTCTTGGGCTCCAGCAGCTCGAAGTTACTGGGCAGGCCCATGATGCTCATGCACTCGCGTACCGTGAGGTAGCGGTCTTGCTGGTAGTGCGTCATGGCCGTGGGAAGGTGACCGACGAAAGCTCCGATATAACTCTTAGGTACCGTGGTCTGGCGTCGCATGATGGAGCCGCCCTCGCTCAGCTTCTTGTGAATTCTATCGCAGCGAGTGGCAGTACGCTCCTCGCCGATCGACCGGCACCACTCAGATACCTGCTTGTAGTCGTGACCCTTGGACTCCAGCCAATCCATGGGGTTGGTCGTGTGGTCTATTATACCATAGAATTCCGGATGTGTGATGCCTTTTTCAACTTTTTCTAACACATACCTGTACAAGACGTCGTCCCTGCTCGGCATGCGGGTGTTGGTCAGGTCCTGCTGGCTGTTGATCTTAGACGCCTCGTCTAGAAGACCCTCGATCGGCTCTAGTACTCTATCGAAGTAGCTCAGCAGGGGAATCTTACTGCCCTGCCAGAAGAAGTAGAACGAGCGCTCTCGAATCTGGGGCAGCCCGTGCAGTAGAGACTTGGTGCGGTAGATCGACATCACGTAGCCGTTGGCCTTAGCGATAGACAGCAGCTTATTGACCACGGGCTTACCCATCTTACCGGCGAACTGCGGGCTGTTCTCGCCCCAGAACACCTGCGGCTTCAGCGAACCGAGAACGAACTCGGCCGTCTTATACATCCATTCGTTGGTGAGCGAGTCGCCCGAGGCGCTGTGAGACAGGGTCGACAGACCGGCGCAAGGGCAGGTCGTTCCGATGACGTCCACTCGCTTGAGCTTGGGAACCGAGTCGTCGAGCAGGTGATATGGTACGTCCTCGTAGTAGTTCACGAGGTGAGAGTCGTTGCTCTTGAAGGGATCGTACGAGAGCAGGTACTCTGGACGAGAGCCAAAGGCTCTCTCCTGGCCCAGGACCTGGCCGCCGATGAGGGGAACTATGAACGCGTGTTTTGTCACTTATTAGCCTCCAGCACTCTTGTTATTTCTTTTCGCTGAACGCTCTTGTCGAGCGGGTGGTTGTCGTACAGGCACTCGCGCTGGGCTGAGGCCAGGTTCTGCAGGGACTGATCGCTCATGCCCTCGATCTCAGACACGCTCAGCTTGGTGAACGCCTCGCCGTAGACTTTGCCCTCCTCGTTCTCGCAGAACAGGATCGAGCCGACGTCGACCACCTGCTGAACGCGTGAGCGCCACCAGCCAGATCCGGCGTGGTAGTACACCGGCATCAGGCAACCCCAGCTCTTCTGGTATACCTTGCACATCTCAGGCTCGGTCACGCGCTCGCTCTTGTTCTTGCCGCGCCGAGAGCCGTAGATGTTCACCGGCCACTTGGCGTTCTTCTTCTCAAGCCACTTGCGAGTCTTATCGTGCATGAGAGACGAGAATACCCACGACCTTTCCTTGACGGGCTCGTCTGAGAAGAACGAGTCGAGCCCGATCGAGTCCTCACCGAAGTTGTTCTCCGGGCGCCGGTTCAAGTTGTACGGGTTTGGATTATACTGGAACATCCGAGACGCGTCCCAACCGGTGTTGAGCTTGGTCAAGTCACCGCCGGCGAAGGCGCACACCATGAGACGGTTTGTCTTAGCCATGACTCGCTCGACGCCTGCTATGAGATCTTTCTCGTGAGCCATGACCTTGTCTTTGGAAGAGTCGCCCATGTATAGGTCAAAGATGTAGTCGCGGTACGGATCGCGAATTCGCGTGGTGAGCTCCTGCCCGTAGCGGCGGATGTTGTCCATAACCTGGTTTACCTGCCAGTCGTCAAACGCCATGATGCAGTTTGGACGAGCCGCGATGGCGTATAGCCCATCGTAGATGTACTGACAGAATGAGTTGGTCGAGTGCAGGTAGACGACGACCTCGTCGTACGAGCTCAGGTCCTCGCCGATAGATATCGGTCGCTGGTCTACCTCCCAACCCATGTCCTCTAGACAGCGGATCAGTGAGTAGTGCGAGTTCAAGATCTTAAGCTCCTTGCGAAGGTAGAAGTCTCGATTGCACTGCTCGCGGTTGAAGCCTGTGATGAGTATTCGCTTAGCCATAGATATATTTCCTGCACAGATCGAGCTGCTCGAGCTCGTATAGCTTGTCGTTGAGTTTTCTATTTAGCCCTGACGGGTGGGGCAGCGTGAAGTGGTCGATGCCGCATCGGGACAGGGCGGCTGACGGGAAGTTACCCAGCGCTACAACGCGCTTGTAACCCCTGACGCACTCTCTCAGCATGTCGTAATCCACGCTCTTGAGAGAGTACTTGCCCTGGCTGTGGATGCAGTTAGTGAACGAGAACACGTCTAGACCTAAGTAGTCTGCCCACTTCGGCAGACGACTCCAGGTTGTAGACCATCCCTTCTTAGCTGTGGAAGGATTGATGCCGACTACCAGAACTTTCATACGATTAGGTGGAAGTGTCGCTCGTACACGTGGAGAGACCCGACGTTCCAGTAGATATCGCCGGGCAATACCTCCAGCTTTCCGGCCAGAAGCATCAGCACGTGGAGCTGCCAGGCGTAGTCGTTCTTATAGCCAAACACGACGTCGTTGCTGCGCATCTGGACGTGAGCCTCGAGCTTATTATCGCGAATCATGTATTGCACGGCGTTTGTGCACATGAAGTCGGACATACCGTCCTTGTTGTATTCGTCCCACATCGATGGACGAGTATAGATCATGATAGCTCGTCTCGATTCTGGATTGGCCCTCAGCTCGTTTTCCACTCGGTGGAACTGGTTGCCGTTCTCAAACGAGAAGATGCACCAGCCGTAGTTGCTGATGATACGACCATCTGAAGTGGCCACCTGCTTCCAGATAGCGGGCGGTTCGCCGGGAATGTCGTTGATGTTCCGTGAACATGACATGTACCACTCGATCTCGCGCTTGATATAGTCCTGGTTGGGCGTGCCGAATATAGCTGGCTCGTCGGCTAGAAACGAGGCCGATCGAATCTCCAGCATCTTGCAGCCGGTCTTATCGGTTACGTAGTATCCAGCCTTCTTTAAATTTAGAAAATCTCGCCGAACGTCTAATACGTAGTTTATATACATGCTTATAGTACTGGCTTAGTAATCTTCTTGTTGAGCCAATCGCGGTCCGGCTGCTGGCCATCGATCTTCCCGCGAGAATAGGCCACGAAAAACGAGGCGTAGTTGATCAGGTCGCGAGCAGAGTCCTCAAGCGATTCGAAGTTAGGATTATACTTCGGATCATTGCTCATGGCCTCCATTACCGAGCGCATGCGTAGCAGCTTAGCGTTCATGGAGTCGAAGATGCTCTGGCAGCCGTTCGGGTAGTAGTCCGCCTGGCGAATGCTTGAGTTTGGATTCTGGTAGTCGTTCGATTTGCGCAGCTGCAAATCGATACATTCTTGAAGTACTTTAACGGATTCCTTTTGCGTCATTCTCACCTCACCGTGATGCAGTCACCAGCTCGAAGAGCCGAGTGGTGATCGAAGAAAGATTTGTTATCCCTGTAGTGGCTTGGCTTCACATACTGAAGCATCTTGTAAGGGTCTATTATAAAGCGCGGTGTTACGACATAGCCGTTTTCACTCTGCTTGTACGACGCCGTGACTACGACGTCCAAAACCTTTGCCGAGATATTGTTTCGCAGCGTCTTAAGCCCGTCATTGGGTATGTCGAACCACTCGCCCTTCTGACTCTTGACCTCGACGCGCATGCCTTCCGCGATTAGATCGCACCCGTATGTGCTTCGATCGTTTACGTCCCACGCGTCGTTGAAGACGTCGAGCTTGTCCTCGGCCTTGAGCAGTTTCTTAACGCCGACCTCTGCTATCCTGCCGTAGAAGCAAGACTTAAACACCTGCTGATAGCTTCTGCCGCGACGCTTATACTTGTCGTTGAAGATCTTTTCAGCCAAAAGAATAGCTGCGTCCGAGACCTCTTCGTTAGAGACAAAGATCTCGCCCTTGAGAGGCTCAAGAAGATTGTTCATATTAACCATATTACACTATATCGATAT